GTTGATTTGAATACACTCGGCAGTTTTAAACATTTCAGTGTAACCATCCGTAATCCTAATCCTCGTTACGGAATTGCGAGGATGCTCAGTTATGGTCTGGCTAGACCTCAGCGTTTTCCACGCTGGAGGATCAGGCGTATTAGACGCCAGGCTCGGACAATATCGCTTATCCAGCGGACTAGTAGGAGTGGGTGTGTCACAGCCCATACGATTAATCGTATCATGCTCCATATCAATACCTCTATCATGGAATTAATGAGGGCAAAGCTGCCACCAATAATTGTAGGTATGTACCTAAGACAAAGACGTTGTTAAATTCTAGCCAAACACCGTGGATTGGGCCTCCAGGGGTTGAAATCAATTCAGTGGTTAAAACGGTTACTCGTTGGACTGAGTTCATTTGAACCGTCCCACTGCCACCAGTCAGCGCTCCTCCAAGTGTGACAGTACCAGCCACCACTGTTGGGGCTGCATAAGTGACACTGGTTGTGGCTGTGGCATAAGTGATGATCTCATAAACCTCGCCTGGTAGGCAAGGCAAGACAATTCCACCAGGTTCAGTACTGATTCCTATGTCATCATAAGCTTCGAGAGCTAAATGCATATTTTCGGCGGTAGTTGGCGCGGCTACAGTATATAATGCGGCCGTTCCGACAAATGGAGTTGATCCGGAAGAAATTGGCATGACTGGCTTGAAGAGCTCAACTTCATAAGTGACCCAAAGTTCTCCGAGGAAATTATGAGGCGTTCCAACCGTGGCCACAGTAACGCTGCACAGATCATATAATTTCTGATCTTGATTAGCTCCAAGCGGGCCTGTTCGAATGTATTGGATTGCCATAGGGTTTTCTCTGGGTGAGCATTCAATGGGTAAGAAGGCACTTTCTGAAGGAACTGCAGAGGTGGACCACATCTCATTAAGAGCTATTACCTTATTTATTGGTGATGCTGCGTCAGCACGATACTGCGCTACTAATATTACATCACCTAAGGCTGTGTTCCCACCGGTCAACATTCCGGATTGTGTTTTATATTCGAAGACTAAACCTCTGAATCGATACTCCTGAAAGCTGGAAGCAATCCTAGCTAGGTAAGGAAATGTATCGGAAATTCCGGGGTTAACGTCCAGCTCATACAGGTTCTGATAAGCATCAACGGTTGCTACTATGTCACCAATATATTCCCTATGACGGAAAATAACACTTTCATTGGTTGAGTGCATAAAGGGCACCTGATTGGTGGTATCCCATCTGGTATTATCCATGGAATAAGCTCCCTCTCCGAAGATTTTCGATCCCGTAAAGTACTGGGAGACAGCATTTCCTCCATGGAACAGTGTGGAACCAAGCCCTTGCACTGCCTTCCAAGCAGAGCTGCCTCCCTCTGGGGTGAACTGTTTGACGATCTTCTTTTCTTTTGTTTTTAATTGTTTTATTTGTTTAGCCAACTTGGCTATCTCATCTTCTTTGTTATTCTTCTTAGAATACTTAGATTTAATTTTGTTTTTATTTCGCATTGTATTGGATACCACATGCGTCGTGGGACTGTTCATCGGTGACCAACTTGAGCTGCTCCGTGCAGTCTCTCGGCATTTTGTTTAGCACGTAAATATTTACTCCATAAGGAAACGTTTTGGGCATTTAATGTCACCGACCCAATTTTACCACACTCGCATTCCCGGGGTGAGCGACTAACGACTCCCCTTATGCGCGCTTACTCTGTCAAATAAGAAAGCCTTTTTCCCGTAGGTTACGCTGGGGGCCCTGAGAGTGTGTGGCGGGTTTCACAGCCCGCCTCTGGGCAAATTTTATAGTCTTTGCTTGCGACTATAGGGATCACATGGGCAGCAACACCGGCTTGAATGTCGTCTTAATGCGACTATCCAAATGGGTGGAGTCAAAGACTCTCTCGATCGCCTGCTGCTCATCTGGTGTGATGCCGAATGCTAACCAGAAGCTGTACCTTGTTCTCATGGCAATATCCTGCCGTACTCGCTTCATACCTTTCATCTTATTGGCTAGATCCCAAGGATCATAGATGTCTAAAGGTTTTTGTCCTTCCGCACTCCTAGCATACATATCATAATAAGATTGGCAAACGGGGATGCCGCCTGTTAAGGAAACCCCGCCTGCCCCAACGGCCGCGTACCAACGCTTCACATGTTTCTCAGAGCTAAAAGCTATCTTAGAAAGCGCATCTTTTGACAACGCCCTCTTCACGTTCCTGACCATGACATACCCTTTCGGTGTCCACACTGGACGCGACTTACAAAAGTCCACATGCTCGAGGTCATAAACCGTCTTTTCAAACTCCATTCGGAAACCCATACTTAGGTACCACTCGTTGGCTTCCGCCAAGAATTTATCCAAATTTCTCTTATCAATGATAAAGATTACATCATCTCCATCCAGCACAATTCTGTATTGTGTAATTCCTATTCTCTTCATATATGTCCAAGCCAGTGCTGCGGTCATCAAGCAGTTGCCCGACGCTGTATCAAGGTCACCGCTCATTCTCAACCCATGCACCATGAATTTTATAAATCCATCTTTTGCTATTGACATCCCTTTGTTTACCAGCTTCAAATTGCACAATCTCCTAAAGTGCTTGTCGCCTGGAAAGTATTTACTAAATACCCTATATGTGAATTTGAGGGCAGGCTTGGACATACACTGCTCAAATCGCTTGGCATCACCTGCAATGGCGCATGGGCTCTCGAAGACGCCCCAATGCTTGCTCATGATCTCACCTCGCTTTTCCTGATTGTAACCCTTCATAACAACCTCAAATCCAAAGAATCTCTCTAAATCCCTATACAATTTCTTTTCCAACGGCTTATGATATCTGCCGTCCTCAACTAAGTGTTCATCGTGTCTTGGATTAATGCCACGGGGCACTGGGTTCTTCTTTTCAACGAAATCATACGTCTCGAACTTCATGAAGAACTTGAGCCAGGCATATTTATCTAAATACCCTGTTACTCGCAAGTTCTCTCTTGCGGCTTCATACCGCACCCTCTTGCGACCATGACTCATGTTGACTATATCATCAACGGTCAGTGGGTGACAAAAGGTGCTTAATTTGCCGAACGAATGTTCAAACTCCTTCATCTCTATCTGGAAGTACTCAGCATTCGGGCGATTCGGTTCCTTGTGGAATCCATCCTCCTTAATGTAAAATAGCCTTTCATTAAGTGCCCTAGCCCTACCTAGTGTGGTGTCGTTGTAAGCTAGGAAAGATTGACAGGGTGAGGCCCCTGAAATCCTAAAAGTGTTCCTAACTTTTGTGGGTCTCCCTGTTAATGTCACCTTCAAATCGGGGTGGTAAGGGAAGTCGCTTTTAGGCGAATCCACCCCAGGTGTCTTTACAGGGCCTCCTCAGACAGCCGAAGCTGTCGCCCCAAACACAAACCTACCTAGTATGTGATGGGTGGAGGGGTGAAGATACGAAAACCAACGTCTTCCCGTCTCTTCAACTCTTTCCGCGATGACGCGGGTTGCAATCAGTTTCTTGGCGATAACCTCATGCGAGTTTGGTACGAATACCATTTCAACACAAAGAGGCAAAGCCATCGATTTGTGTTTAAGCCTCAGATCAGGCATCTCGTTCAACTCTTTTTGGAACCATCTTCTGGCCACCAACACGTTAGCCTCATTATGCTTAATTATATTAAGCTCCAGCTTACATTTGTTTACTAAATTACCCACGAGCCTATACACCGTTGTGTAATCTATGACCTGCCGGTCAATCGCCCGCCTTTCCCTCAACTCTGACGTCCTTACGACTCTTGGGGATGACTCATGCACGACCATTTCTCGGCTGTGCTCAGGAGGAGCAACGTCGATTATAGTATCCAGATCGTCTGGGTCATCCACTTCCTTAATCAACACTGCACCCAATGCTTGTAATGGGTCTCTGCGTGAGATTATATTTCTTCTAAATCTTGTTAGGAGCAACCCTGTGACAGCAGGGATGCTCAATATGGTCATTGCTATTAAAAGCCGCTTGCACGTAATAGGCATAATTATTCTTAATCAGCGAGTAGTTC